TACATTACTAACTACTTTATACAATGATAGACTTGGTGTTATTCCTGCTGGTTTAGAAACTGTGCCTGTTAGTGTAACTGAGTTTTGAGTTGTAGTAAATGTTATTTCAGGGCCATAAACTGTGCCCGCAGCGTTTATAGCATATGCTCTAACATAGTAAGTTGTTCCTGCATTTAAACCAGTTAAATTAACACTAAATGTACCTGTAGTACCAGCTGATGTTACTTTACCATTTGCTGTAATTGGTGTAGCTGATGTATTATATACTACTCCTCTTTCAGTAATTGCACTACCACCATCTCCTGTAATAGTACCTCCTGTTGTAGCAGAGTTACCTGTAATGTTTGAGGCAGCAGTTGTAGCAGTTACAATAGCCATACCTGGTGCTGCTGTACCACCCATAGCATTATCTACAAATAAAATAGGATGTACACTACCATCACCCCAGTTAAATGAACCAAATCCTAATCTAAATGTACCCGATGTTGTAGCTGTATAAGTAATACTTTTCCATCCTGTACTACCATAGCTTTGTACTGCTGGTACTTGAGCATTAGATTGGGTACGAGCAAGCATTGTGAGTTGTTGAGTTGATGGTCCTGTTACTGACATGAAGGTACCATCATCATAAGGAGCATAGTCTTGAGAAACATAGTTCCAATATACAGTAAAACTTTGTCCTGCTGTTAAAACAATATCTTGATACATTGCCCCAACGTTAGTAATACTTGGAACTGATGATAATTGATTACCTGTCAATCCTAATGTTGTTTGAACTGTAGCAGCATTGTTTGCTCCATTAGGTTCTATTCTAGCCATACCTGTTCCTGCTGGTAATATATTCCAAGCTCCAATTGTTGCTTGTCCTGATCTAGTAACATTACCTGCTACTGTAGTCCATCCATTCATATTAACTTCAAATCCACCATTTGTTATTTGAGCAAATGATGTAAGTGAAAATAAAATCAATAATATGGTTAATAATTTTCTCACAGATTAATTTTGCTTCCAATTAAGAAAAATGACAAGATAGGAAAATCAGGGTTGGTAGACAAATTTGCTTTATAATTTATATTAAATTTGAAGCGTTTAGTTATTTGATAATCAAATCCACTACCTAAAAATCCACTAAATGTTCTGTCTGTTGTTGTTACTTTTTCTTTAGATGAATATATTAGGGGTGTTGAAATGATATATAGTTCAGGAGATATAGTTAGACGCTTACTTGCTGTAAATGGTCTAGTATAAAAAGCAGTTATTGAAGGAGAAAAATAAGTATTGTCTTCTTCAGCTACAATTGTTCCAGCAGCGCTAATATTGAATCCAGTTATTCCCCATTTACCAGCATTTAAAATACCACTATAACCTAAAAAGGCAAGTATATTACCATAAGTATAAACTCCTGTTAAATTAAGATTATGAACAAATTTTAATTTTCCGTTATTACTAAAATGTATTTTTGTATAACGACCTGATAAAGCAAATTGCTTAAAATTCAACCATGTCATACTTGTTAGTCCCCAACTACTCATTCCTGTCATTGAGGATTGAGACATACCTAAATTAAGTATTGGAGTAAAGGACTTATCTAGATTTTGAGCTGTAGTTAAATCGGATTGTACTATTATAGGATTACTTCTTGAATTATTATTCCCACCTTTACCTTTTCCACCCCCGCTACCACCATCACTCCCTCTATCTTGTCTTGCATCAACATTCATCGTTGTTGTCGCTGCAACTTCTTCTCCTTTTTCTGAAGTTTTCTCCTTAGATTCTGAAGAGGAATTGTTACTACTATTCCCACTGCTATTACTGCTGACGCCCCCAGTACTATTGTTACCCCCATTCCCATTACTAGTATTTGTACCGCCTTGAGAAGAGCTTGTGTTATTTTGATTATTGCTTGAAGAAACGGTATTACCCCCATTATTATTGTTAGTATTAGAGGTATTATTATTATTGCTATTAGAATTATTATTTTTATTTCCATTGCTTTTCTTTTTTTCATTCTCAGATTTACCTTTAGAAGCATTTAAATCTCCTCCAGTAGTACCACCAGCGGATGAAGTAGCTGAAGCCATAATACTACCAACTACACTTTGAACAGTACTTCCTATAATCTGAGATGTTATTAAATTTTGATTTACTTGTCCTGATTGAACCCCACAAGGAGATATCTTACGATAATCAGCGTAAACTTGATTTATCCAAGCAGAAAATATTCCATTAGCAACATCTGCTGATGTAAATTGTCTTGATTGTCCTAGAAAAAATACTACAGTACCTGTAGCTGGTACTGAAAAGTAGGTTACTTGACCAGTGCAAGGATCAATAAATTGATGAGTAAGTGTCTGTGCCTCAGCTTTCCAACTGAGACATATAATAAGTAATATACTTAAGTATGTTTTTAATCTTCCCAATCACTACTATTGAAGTTTAAAAATACCTTTTTTATGCATACGTAACAATATTTTTCCTGCTGCTATTTCAAGTGCTTTTTTAGTTGAAGTACCTATTGTTGATTGATTAAATTTAACTTCACTAAAATTATCATCATTTATTAATGTCAATTCTCTTACTGTTTTAGCATCACCTAAACCTGAACCAGTAAAATATTCTCCTGTTTCAGCATTAACGAATTTAACTTGTAAACCTAAGCGTGTTACAACTGTGTTTTTAACACCATCTTTCATATTCACAGTTTCATCTTCTGAAACTGAAAAATCATAGCATTCAATATAAACAAAGTAATGAGCTAATCTGATTTTGCCTCTACCATCTAATTTATCTTGAGTAATTCCAGACTGTGATGCTTGGAATTGCTTTACCATTCTATTTTTAATCTCGGTTTTGTCTTCAGTAAAGGTGAAGTGGTTAGTTTCTTCTAAGAATTCAACTACTATATTAGTTACACCTAATCCAACACGCTTATCCTTTAATTCAGGATACATAGCATATACCTCTTCACTAATACCTAAGCTAAGTATTTGGATTGGGATTTTAGGACCATCATAATCAAGTAAGCTATCAATATTTGATTTTTTTTCAAACGATGCCTTATAATCCTCAGTTTTAGTTGTACCTATGGTTTGAGCAGGTAAATTGAGGGCAATTAAAAACATAAGGCTAAACCATATAATAACAGCAACCAAATATTTCCATTCTGTTTTTTTCATAAATTTGTTTTAAAAAAACGCTTAGGTTTTATCCTAAGCGCTTTTAATTAATTACTCTTCAGTTGGTGTTTCTTCGGGTTTATTACCTTTTTTGGCGTTGATAAATTTGTCAATAGATCCAATACCAAATGAACCTAATACAATTACCATAAAACCATCAAATATAAACTCGTTAATAACAAATTCTTTACCAGCAAATCCTGTAACGATATCAACGCCTAAGGCGATTACCATCATTAAGAAAGCGATAAATCCTACAACTGATTTTTCATTGATTGTGTTGTTGTCATCAAACAACTGTTTAAACCATCCCATAGTATTTATTTTTAATTGTTAAGGGGTTACCATTTTGGTTCTTCTGTAAATTCTTTTTTCTTTGGAGCTGGAGCAGGTTGAGCAGCTGGTTTTTCAACTACACGCTCAATTACTTTAGTTCCACCACCAGAAGCTTGTTGTTGCTGGGTATTATTAATTACAATAGTTGGTTGGGCAGGAACAACTTGTTCGGTTTTAGTTTCTCCTTTATCATCACTATGTCCATTAAAAAAAGTAGTAGTAAACCAAGTACCAGCACCTAATATAGCTGTACTTAAAGTTCCAATAATTGTTTTCTTAAGACCTGACCATGTTCCGTCATTATGATCTTGTACATTTGTTTCTTCTGACATGTTATTTAATTTTAAATTTTAATAAATTGTTTTGCTAAACGTTTTTGATTTTCATTATCTAATACTAATAAGTAACGTCCATTAGCAGCTGATGTTAAATCAACTTGTCTAACTACTGTTGTTACATAATCATCGTTTTGTATTTTACCTATTTCTTTTATTTTACGTCCTGTAACATCATAAACTGTAGCTAATGAAGTCATATTTGCTTTAGGAAATACTACTACTAATTCAAAAAATCCACTTGTTGGGTTTGGACGAATTGTAGCTGTAATTTCACCTTCAGATGTTGGTAAGGTTGCTTGTCTTGTAGCTAATACTACATAATCAGATTGTAAATTAATATTAAAATGATCTCCATTTCTATCACTGGCATCCATTAAACGTCTAACATATACGTTAGTCATTATTTCATTATTTCCAATTGGAGAAAACTTTAATTTAAAAGGTGTTACATTACCAACTAACGAACCTTTTATTTGGTTATTCATTCCACCAAAGCGAATAATACCATTAGCATCATCGTGGGTTAAGTATTGTAACCATGGCCCTTGGATATTAGAGATAATTTCCTCAAATTTAACTTTAGTAGGATCATATTTCATCTCAAATTGAAGACCATCATTTTTTAAGCCATTAGTATTCATATTAAAATTAGCATACATGGCTTGACCAGTAGGAGCAGTTACATTTGGAATATTAATATCTAAATTACCAATATAATTTGCTCTAGCTACTAAATCTCCGTTTGCATTATAAACTGGAGATGAATGTGTTCTATCAACATCACCTAAAATAAAGTATTTAATATCTACACCTGTTAAGTTAACTGTACCAACACTATCAAAGATATGAGTTACACCGTTAATATAACTAGGCCAATCAGTCCATTGACTAGCACCTAATGCTAATGAATCAAAAGTATTCTTTTTAAATACATTAATTAATTTAGTTGTATCAATTGGTTTCAAACCTGATACTGAGGCGTAAATTGAATATGCATCACCACCATCTAAAGCACCTGTTTTGTTAACATCAGCAATTAAATATGCTAATCCATTTCTTAAATAGTTTCTACTAAATGTTTGGTTAACATCTGTAATAGTATATTCATCATACGTTTTAACGGCATCAGCTATTGTTACAGCATTATCTCTAATAGTAGCAAGAGGTGAGGGGAATTTAACATCAAGTTTGTATCTTGTATTTTCATCAATGTTATCTAAAGTATAAGTACCATCTGTATTTACAGTTACTGAATCAATAAATGCGTTGTTATTTGCTTGATAACACCATACTACTGGTTTTAAAGCCATTTGAGGGCCTAACCATACTTTACCTGATAAAGTTAAGTTACCTAATAACTTGATAGCTAATTTTTGGTTAGTTAATTGGGCTACGTTATCGCCAATGGTAATACCATTAACATCAAACATACGAGCCCAGTTCACAGTAATTGTATCTGATACGTAGTTTGGGGCTACAGCATTGATTTTATATTTGTTGTGGATAATATAGCCGTTAGAGCCAATAGTTGATCCACTTGATAATACTAAGTAGTTACGACCTACAGTCCAATCAGTATTGGCTGAATAGGTATAAGTACCATTTGAATAATTATTATACTTGTAGTTATCCCAAGTTTTATAGCTTACAGCGGGAGTCATTCCGTTTACTGAAGCATCAACTGTAGTTGAGATATAAGTTAATAATGTTTTCTTATATTGCCAATCAACTTGGAATGTACGAATATCAGGGGTACCTGGTCTATAGTACCAAGTTACATCTAATGTATCTCCTCTTCTAACAGTAGCTAGAGTCTGGAAATGTCCAATTTGGGGGGTTTGAGAAAATGTAGTTACATAACTGATTAAAAGCACAAATGCTAATAATAGTTTTTTCATAGTAGTTTTTCGATTAGGTTAATAATGGTTTTTTTAAGAGCAGAACGGGCTGACGCTTGATTAAAACCACCACCTTCATCGACTATCATAGTTGAGGTAGATATTTCAGAACTCTTACCTGTCGCAACGTATTCTTTTGGCTTCTTGTCATTAGAGTAAAAAATACCTTTTATACGAATTATTGTTTCGTTTTCTGTTTTATGAAATACACTTACACCAGTAGCTGTTTGTTGTATATCAAAATATATAATTTCTAAATCTAATCTAAAGGATGAACTATCATTATTCAAATCATATCCTTTATCTAAAATTGCTTCCTCAGCAATATTTTTAATACCAAATGCTAGATTTTTATTACCAGTTAAAGGACCAATCTTTACCTTATTAGTAACAGTACCAACATACACCGAAGTAGGTTGAGCATATAGCAAGCTACATACTGATATCAGTATAATGGTAAAAATGGTTTTCATAGTCGTGGATAAATATAAAAAGGGGCGGTTCGCTAAGCGAACCACCCCTAAAATCTTGGTAGGAATCCTGACTACCTACAATCCCTGGACGAGCCCCTTTTCACCCACTGCCCACTAAAATGATCAGTTCTAGTGTTAATAACAGGTTGGTTTGACTACCAACAACGCCTGCGGAGATCATGACTAATGTACTTCAGCGTATCCAGAGCACCTTCGGGTTGCGCATTCTACCCTTGATGATGGTGGTTTTAACTCACTCGTCTGTGAAACCCAACTCAGTAGCTTTTCAACTACCTTGCCAGTGCCTTAGCAGCTCTCAACCGCTTGTTCGGCCACAAAGATCTTTTAATACGTCTATAAATATATAAAAATATCCAAAAACGCTATTTTTTCTTATTTCTTTTTATCTTAATTCCAAATATGGTGTACCACTCTTTATAAATGAATTTATCATTTACTTCATCATATGTGGGAGCATTTTCTAATTCAACACAAATTACTAAACACCCAATCATCATATATGCGAAAAAAATAATTATCATATCATCTCCATCCATAAAAATCTTGTAGTATGTTTTGTTCACTCATTTCAGCGTACGGCTCATAACTATCGAAGCTAAATATATCATTAATGTAGTTGTTGATTGTTTGTTCATCAACACCATTTGCTTCAAGAATATCTGTTATTTTATTAATAACAAAGTTTTCATCTGAAGCGGATTCTTGCTTTAACTTAATATCGTGTTTACGAAATGCGTAACGTCTTAGATTAGCTGGGTTCATATTGAGTATATTTTTCTCCTAATTGTTTAACAATTTTGATTGCATCTATAGATGACATAGCAAACATTTCTCTATTTGCATTAACACGAATAGCATCAAGATAAGAATGTATTTCCTGTTCTAATTTATATGAATTAAAACATTGAAATGAATAAACAGGAACCCAAGGTGTTGGTACACCAGTAGCACCAGATATTTCTTTAGCACGTTCATCTACATCACGTACTGTCATTCCTATTTTAACCATCCCAGGAATAGATTTATTTACTAATACATAAACAAATTCAGTTGGTTTTAAGTTACCATCAGCATCAACAGGTGACTCTTGATAATAAGTAACATCTTCCCAATTATCCCATCCTGGTTCAGTACTTGGAGTAAGGGTAAACGCAGTAGCTTTACGGCATATCTCTTCTGAAGATAACTTATCAGGATCTAACACTTTATAGTAGTGTGCTTGTTCAGGCGTTATGCGTTCGAATTTGTTCATTTAACTTTAGGAAATTTATAGTTTGAAAAATTATAATCCTCCATTGCACGGCGTGTTTGTTCCATAGCATTAGGATTAGTTGCCAAACGAGATACTTTTAATTTTCTCATCCATTTAATAAACGCAGGGTCATTAAATGTTTTAGCACGTTCATTTTCAATTTGCTCAAAACGTTCAAGTGTAATGTTGTTTAACATATGCTTATCCATTTTTAGGGTTTACAATTATTTCTAAATTATTATCACTAAATCGGAGGCCAACTACTTCACCTCCATGTTCTGCTTGTTCAACTATTTCTAGGAATTTTTTAAGTTCTACTGCTCTAACAAAGAAACCACCTTTAGCTTCACCATCAGTAAAATTTTCTTTCCAAAATATAACTTCGTTGAACATAACCTTTGCTTTGACTTTTAACAATGTTTTTATACGTATATATTACTTAACTGTTTTAACTAATGGTGTACAGATATTGATTAACATTTCTTCAGTATCATCATCAATTTCACCTCCGCTAGTACATTCAATTTCAAATTCATTAGTAAAGTAATCATCAAATGATTCATTCCAACGAACAATATAATCTTTACCTTTATAACTTAAAGTAAAAATATTAGTTGTATATGTAGTATGATCTTCAACTTCAGGATATTCTACTACAGGCAAAGCAACAGGTGCTTCGTAGTATGCTTTTAGAAAATTAAGTAGCGGTTGGTGATCTTGATCCCATTCAGTGAAGCGATGATAGTGATCCAACATAGTTTTCTTGTAGTTATCTATAACCATATCCCATTCATCCTTAACTTGCTCAAGATCTTGCTTAATACAAATTTTAGCTCTACCAGTAACATCAGGATGCTTACCACCAATATGCCATTCAACAATTTCGTCTAAATCCAATTTTCGATACTCTTTATAATCATAAACAGTAAACACATTACCATCAGCTAATTCCATATTCCACTCAAAGTTAATTTTGTCACGGCCGTCATTAGAATCGTATTGAGGTTTACCTAATACTTTAATAAGTTTGTTTACAGTAGTGTTTATAACATCATCATGAAATGATGTACCAACGGGAGATTTGTTTGATTGTTTAAATTGTTTCATATAACCTTTATTTTATTTTATTTATTAAATTTACGATTGTTTTCTTGGGCGACCACGCTTACCACCTGTTGGGATATAAACTTTAGGTGCTTGTAATGTATTAGGGTCTTTACGGGGACGTCCTCGTTTACCTCCTGTTGGTACATACACTTTTGGTTGTTGCAACTGAGATGGATCTTTACGTGGACGACCTCGCTTACCTGTACCCTTACGCTCTAAAATAGCTTTTGCTTTGGCTTTACGCTTAAAATATTTTGGGTGTACAATAAGTGAATCAAGGTAAAATGCGCGACGGGCACCATTAGAATCATTACATTCGTAACCACCTTCCTTCCAATACGGAGTATTAGGTTCGTGGCGCTGAACAAAATAGAAAACGGGGGTATTATTGGTATCGCTATCAGCATATTGTGCAGGAAGCACTTCAATACCAGGTTTAAACTCAGTTAAATGCTGTTCATCATCGTTAAGCTGAAATGCTTTACGTGGAACAATAGCAGCGGGGATTTCAATAACTTTCATAACCTATTTAATTTTAATTTGCGTAAAGATACGACTAATATTTTGGATAACCAAATTTACTTTGTTGTCACAATAAACGTAACGAGGTGTTTGCCGTTTGGAGTTTCTTTAGCCCAACAACTAATCGTGGATGATTTACTTAATCCGGCATCAACGAAACGTAACATAACGTCTTCGGCTTGTTTAGCCGTGTCGACTAACATTTTAAATTCTTTTTTCATATTAAGCTAATTGATATTGTGGTTTGTTTTTAGGTAAATACTCCTTATATACGGGTAATTTCGTGGTGAAAAACTGTTGGATTTTATTCACATTCATCCACTGTATATCATCCCAATGACCATCCTTTGTTTTAACCCAAAGATGCCATTGGTTGGGTCCACCAAAATCACCTAAATCTTTGGTTGCCATTAAATTATTTTCTTCAATTCTAAAACTTTTAATTCCGTTGTTCATAACCTTTATTTTAATTTTTATTTTGATTTACGTGCCCAATTTTTTGCGGCATGTTTCTTTTTATCTTTTATCACACGAGGGCGAAATCTACCATCGTACGCACCTTGAGCAACTTGCTCTTTGCGTTTACCTGAGCCGTGATTAATAGTCACCTTTGTACGCATAATTTCTTTTAAAATTTAATTCGTGGCGAATAGCATCTTCTTCGCATTTCTGATTTACATAAGCATCCCATTCATCTTTGCGCTTAATTTCCTTATCTAATTCATCACGCAATTTCATCTCTAACTTACTGGCAACTTCTTTGTTAACCATCTTACCACTAAACTGAGCAATGCCTAATCCATAAATCAACTCATTCAACTCACTCAAACTCAATTCTACTTTCATATTTTTAATTTTTAATTTCTTAATCGTGTGCCGTAAAGTTACGAACAATTTCTAACATAACCAAATCTGCTTTTCACTGTTCTTTTATTCATAACTTTTATCTTTACTGCCTTATCGGCATCCATAAAGGTACGCTGCATCTCTTGGGTAACCAAGCGTTTCGTAACATTTCTTTTGCGAAGTTTATAGAGCGCGCGTTTCTAACGCTCTATACATATGATATACGGATATATGCATCGACGCAAAAAATCCGTAAGCTTCTTTGGTTACGTGAATAAAAGGTCGTACCCAAAAGGGTATAACCGGAGACATGTTTTACTAAGGGGAGCGCGTAATAGATATGTTTTACTGCTAACAGACACATTTTACTGTAGTAGTTAGGACAGGATTCGAACCTGCAACTCCTCCGTTTCCTTCGGATGTGTTCACCATTACACTACCTAACTATTGGTTGTATATAAGGATATATTGTCGGCATCGGGTACCGTACTTTATCTGTTTTTATATCATAAGTCCTTCTCCCGACACCGCCACGTATATGGACGTCAATGGGCGGGGGAGGTCAAGCGCGTCCGCGCGCGCCCCGATAAAGGACGCTTACGAACGAAAAAGGACAAGCTTAGACAAGCTTATTCGTTGCCACCGTATTCTTGGTAGTCTTCATCGTCGCCGGTGTACTCATCGTACTTACCGTCTTCAATGTCGCTGATTAGTGTTTCCACGCCAGCAATCGCATCATCAACTTGCTTACCGACTAACTCGTAGGCATCTTGATATATACCGTCATTTTCATTGTGGGACAATTCACTATCGAAGTCCTCATACATTTCTTGTAGCTCAGCCTTGAACTCATTCAAATACGCTAGCAATGCTTTGTTGTTACTCATATACCGTTAATTTAATTTTAATTTAAATATTGTCACCCCCTACCCCCAACAACCGGTGTTAGGGGGTAGGGTAAATGGTGACGGATGAGGTATACTGATTACTTACTTGTAGTAGCAGTAGTATCAGCTGTAGCTTTCTTAGTGCTACCTTTAGGACGACCAGCACGTACGGTAAAACCTTGTGCTTTAAGTGATTCCCAACGTGCCAAACGAGCTTGACGAGCTGATCCTTCAATTACAGGACGACCACGTTTTACTGTTGGTGTTGCTGTTGCTTCTGTTGTTTGTGTTTTTTTACTTGACATAACCTTTGTTTTATTTATTGTTTATTGTTTACTTACTTGCGTGACGTAAAGATACGACCACTGTTTCGGGTAACCAAATCTTAATCGAATTTCTTTAACGCTTTCATTTCCGTTAAATTCTTCTTATATTGATCAACCATATCCTTAAGGGTACTAACCACATGCTTTTTACATGCGTTGAACGACTTGAAGTACGTATGCTGATTATCTACGAATGATTTATCCACCTCTACAATTACTATATTACTATAGAAACCGTCTAAATCCGCTTTGTATACTTTAACTAACTTTTGTTTCATATTTTTTATTATTTGTGTACCGTAAATCTACGACCTGATTTTCAGGTAACCACATTTACTTTTAATTGATTTATATATGTTTTTTCATCATCCCCCACCCCCCCACACACACCACCCCCATGAAGGTACGACACCTTATTCACAAAACCAAATTTGGTTTCCCAACATTTCTTACGTACCCACAACCAACTGTGCGTATATAATTATATAAGGCGTCATACGAAAGGGTTGGTTGGGCATGGCGAAAGGGGCACACGACACAACAATCCGACAGTCCCCATTCGCTTATCATTTGTCACATACAATATTGATATGCGTAGCTACTACTATACATAACTACGTATCCGCGGTCCCCCGCTTTATTGCTTGTCACACACGTTATTACTTAAATGGGTCGAGATCATCAATATCCTCATCGCTGTAAAGCCCCGATTCCAATTCACTCTTAACACTAAAATAACGGCCCATCATCTCATCGATTTCGGGTTCATTAGTTACCTCAACGCCTTTAAAGTCATATACGCTATAATTTAACTCGCTACCATCATTATTATACGATTGAACCAATATAAACTTTTGATGATCCGTTGTTTCAATAATCTCGGTCACCGTACTATTCATTGTTTTGATGCTTAATATTTCCATAAAGCAAATTTATTAATTTGATTGATTATAACATATTATATTTTATATTTTAATCGACTCCAACTCTCAATTATCAATTCACCAATAATCAATAACGCAAAATAGTCCTTTGTCGTTGGCATTTTATTCCAATCAGGCAATATAACATATACAAATATACCTATTATTATTGCCCATTCAACACCTATTATCCACTTATTGATTTTAGTCATTATAATTATCTAGGTTGCATCATCATTTGTTGTGGTACCCTAAGTACCGCTTGATAAAATTGTCCATCAGCATAATATTGTGGACCATGAGGCATCCACCCACTATTTAAATACCCTACTACCTCATCATCCAATTGCCCCACGTGCTTATTAAATAATGTTTTATACTCGATTTTAGGTCCCTGTTGTATAAACACCGTTTCATTGTTTTCCATACTATTATTATCGTTTATTTGTTGTTTTAATTCCGCTATGTCGTCCTGTAATTTTTGTTTCTGTATCTCCAGTTGACTGAGTAATACGCGTTCTACATCTTTATCCATGTCGTTTTATTGTTCTGATTTATTGTTACCCCATTCAGCTTCCATATTATTTATTGTTTAATCTTTGCTCTCTTTGTTTATAGAATTCATCTAGTCTATCTTCTAGTTCTTTTATTCTATCCATCTCTCTATTCATTCTTATATTAGCTATAATTCCTATTGTTATTGCTACTATGGTTACTGTTATTATTGCTAACATATTATTTAGTGCTTACGGGTTGAATGGCGGCTATACTTTGTAATATCCTAACTATCTGATTGTCAATTTCAATCTGTATCTGTTTAGCCAACTCACTAGATATCATTTTGTTTACACGTTTACCAAACATGTAACGTCTTTCACGTCGCCCTAATTTACTCGATACTTTAAGTGCCATATTAATATTCTTTATATCCTTTTTCAATTGGTTTATTAAGTTGTTCGTCTATTATAGCCATTATCCTATTACTTAATCCGACCGTTTTACCATCTAATATCTTCATCAATTCAACATCACGCTCATTACTTTCATCCCACATTTTTTCCTCGCGAGCACCTACATCGTGTATAACATCATTTATGGCAAACCATACTGCTGTTCTTATTTTTATCTTTAATGTGTCTGTGTACATACTATTAATAATGTAAATCTAAATAAAATACGTCCTTATCATCTTTATATAATACCGGACTCCACACTGGTGAATATTCGGTTTCAAATTCGGAATATAATGGATCTGGTCGTTTTAATGTTTCCCATCCATGGTTCTCATAATATGAATCCTCCACCCGTTGTGACACCACTAATGCATCATCTGGGTAATCCGCTAAGTATTCCTTTAGCTTACCTACTGTCAAATAATGATGCTTAACGTATTTTTCCTTAAATTCTTTGGGTGTCATGTTATTTTTATTTATTAATCGGTCCAAATACCTCCTCACACTTAACTACACGTGTATTGCTGTTTGGTTTTTCCCATTTAGCTAATTTTTCCGCTAATTCCTCGTGTTGTATTTTAGTGCGCAAGTAATCTACTCGATCACCAACTACCTCTCGTGCTTGGTTAAATACTTTACGTTCATCTTCTGTTGACCATCCCATTTTAAGCACACATAGTGCATCGATTAGTTCCATATTATTTGTTCTAATATAAGTCTTCTGAATATAGTTCTCTAAATGTTGTATCTGATATTACCTGATTTGCTGCTCGAGCAATATCCATTGCCTCTGATCTATTAACAAATCTATTTTTATTTGTTACAAATCCCTGCTCTGATTCACCTACACAATCTTCACCAAATTGACATGTTCTCTTTCCAAGTAAGTTAACCATTGTTCTAATAATATCCGCATGCCTATGTCCCTCAACAACTATACCTTTATCTATGTTTATAGGCATATATTTTGCTGTTGGTAAGTCTTTATACCATATTGCTGCACTATATATACGTTCCATTATTTGTTTTTATCCTGGTGGTTAAAATATCCCACTAATGTTGTATATACTATATAACACCCCCATATTATTGCTGACAATCCAATTGCCCTCAATATAAACATTGGATACCAAATACATGCTGATACTATTGCTATAAAACTTCCAATAATTAATATTGTTAGTAATAGCGCCTTAATTTTATTATGCATAACCATTTATTTATTTAAAGTTAAATTAATTTTTTGACCCATCCACATCTGCCTGTGGCTCAACAGGGGCTTCAACAGAGGCTTCAACAGTTGGTTCAACTGGTACTTCAACAGTTGTTTTAGTTGATTTCTTAGTTGGTTTAACAGGGGTTTCAACAGGGGTTTCAACAGGGGCTTCAACAACTGGTACCTCTGGTGTTTCAATTGGTCCACCTAAATCATGACTTGTTTCAATATAACCCTTACCTTCACAATGTGGGCAATACTCGCTTTGAAATGTTGCTTGGTTATAGAAGTATCCTAATCCATCACAATGTATACATTTTTGTTTCATGTTATTTTTATTTTAAAAGTAAATTTATTAATTTAATTGCTTCAATTGTTCGTATATACGTATAAATATTGGCGGGCGCACCGCAAAAAGCTATTTTTACTTTTTGTTTATTTATTGTTTATAAGTTCGTTTACCCCACTGTTTGTTGTTGTGTTTGTTGTATTAAATTTTTCATGAACAGGCGGCATACCACTTATCATACTAATAATTCCATGTCCGTTACAAACATGACATGCTTTGCTTCCAAAACTAATTGTGTCGGGTACTATTCCTCGTCCATCACATACGGGACATTTTTGCCACATACTATTATTCATTGTTTATTAATTGTGGGTTTGTTTCTAATATGTTTGCTATTGCGTGTACTATTTCTTTGGGTCCAAAACTTGTTTTCCAATCACACTCTTCGACTACATCATTTACCCATTTCATATACAACTCGAATAATTCATCTTTATTTATGGTCATGTTGTTTTTTCTTTAAGTATTTAGGTTTTAAAATTAGATCCCAATAGTTTGTTACTATATCATCCTTACCGTCTTTACCTAATTGTCTCCATGTTTGGGGACATTTACGTCTACAAAATGCTAATCGTGATTTAATTGATCGTTTTTTATCACTAGCATATTCATAACACAACCATGATTCCCAATAATGACTATTATATTTGTGACATACAATTGCTGCTATTTGGTAACCAAAAAATACAAATGAAAATGTTGGATTCCACTCATGTCTAAAATCAGTAGATGTCCATTTTGTTTTCCATCCTAATCCGTTATAACTAAATCCAACTTTAAGTGGTACGTAATGTCTATTTTTCATTTGCTCAGCATATGCCTCGTCAAATGATTTTACAGTATGTTGAAACGTTGAGGTTGGATTTGCTTTATTCCAATCTGTTGCTCGCTTAATATCTTGTAATGCTGCTTTAGTTGCTAACGCAGGTGTTGCTTTAACTAATTTTCTAGGTAGAAAGTATGGAGTACCCACTGTTGTTTTACCAACATACCATTTAACTGTAAATGGAGTGAATGGGCTAAACAATGCTTTAATCCATCTGAAATCTTGAATTATGTATTTTAATTTTCTCATTAGAAACGTTTTGATAAATTAATTATATATTGTTCTTGTTCTAAAGTTAATTTCCACCCATTGCTAAATAATTTTTGGAGTGCTTGATTAAATTCATCCTTACTTTCAGCTAATGCATTTCGCTCTATATGACCTGGGGCTTTGACTTCTCCATCCTTTGTGACTACACATGATTTAGAGATATAACCTTCATCTTGCATTGATTTAAAGAATTCTTTTCTATCATAGGTTCCCATTCCCCAGATAATATCATCAATGTCTACATCAATACTAATTGATCTCATAACTTTTATTTTATTTGCTGAATAATTCTTTTAATCGTTGTTTGAATGTAAGTACTACTATATCAAATTTATTTGTTGTGAAATTATATCTAACTACTCTATTACCGTTTGCTGTGTTTTTCCAAGTACATATTCTACACACTCTCACTCTACCTTTAGCTATTGGTAATTGGAATTTACGTCTATCCTTTTTGTACATTACATTTGGATACTTAATTCCACATTGTTGACAAATAATCATTTTGATTCAATTGATGCCATTACTAAAAAGAATCCAATCATTATTGTTACTATAATTAGTGCTGCTATATTGTCTTTTTGTTCTGGTGTCATTATAATACTATTCCTTTTACTATTGTATATTTGTCTTTATCTGGTACGTAATATGCAGTATCAGCATCTTCATGCTTACCATAGTACCATTCAGTATGTACGTCTAATGCTATATCCATAACATTACTAATTGGTCCAACATCGTCATAACCACCTTCGTAACCTTGTACGAATACATGTAGGTCGGGATCTAGTTGTTGAAGTTGCTCTATTAATTCTTTAACTATCATTTTACTATTTCATCATATGATTTCCAAGTCATAGTATTATCATCATAATTAGGAATCGCTAATACTATTTCACCTTCATTATCTCTACCAACTGCTATAAAGCCAAATCCTTCACAAATATAAGGGATTGAATAGTTGGGTTTACATTTAGCTGCTTCCTCTAGGATATCAAAATCCCAAGGCATTTCAGGATCATGTATTTCACAATATTGTTTACTAAATTCTGCCATACATTACTTTTATGTAGTTAATTAAATATGTTAAGTTAATGCTATGATATTCTAGTATGAAAGCAATTACGCTTGGATGTTTTTCTCCACACAATCCTAAAACATGTTCTATTAAATGTATCATCGCTTATATAATTCGTAAATACTATTTTTCGTCCTAAATTTAATATAGGATCCTTGGTCCTCCAAAATCTCTGTTATTGATGTTGTTAACCAACCGAATGTTAAGTAACCTGGATCAGTAATTAAACTATAACCAACTTTAGGTTCATCATGAGAAGCAGCTGCTGTTCCATATGCATCATTCCATTCTACCCACTTAATCACCTTGGCATGTTTAGTTAAGCCATCTCTTTCCCTAACTAATTTATAGGTCCATTTTGGTTTACCACCATGGTCTTCGCAATACAAATCATCAGTAAAACCTTCACTAATAATTACTCTACACTCATGGCATAACGTAGCACCTCTCCCTCCATTAAATTTATGGATTGGTTTTTGATACTTACTTGGTCTGCCTCGTTTTGCCATTATAGGAATTTTTTCAAACTATGAACTATTTGTCTAAAGAAATAATCTTTTGCTTTAATTTCAGTAGGTAATTTACTATATTCAGTTAATGCTGGATGTTGTTTTTTAAATACATCTTTCTCAGGTCCATAACTCCACCCTTCAGCTATTTTATGTCTAGCCCATTCAGCATGAGCATCTTCAGGTCCTTTATCGGGATTTTCTAAGTGGAAATTAACTCCACTAATAGCAGAATCTTTCTGCCATTGAGGAGCATCAGCCCAACTTACTTGAGAATAATCACCAATTGCTTGGCAATATGCTTTATTTACTTCGTGTGCTACTTGAGCAATTTGTTCTTTAGTCATTTTGTTTTATTTTGAATATTACTATTGATTTATAATCCTCTTTATCCACATTTTCAGGTTGAGGAGCAAATTTAATTGATTCAACAATCAAATCTTGGTATTTACCTTTAGGCCAAAATTGTTTTAAATTCATACCTAATGAAATGTAAGGACCACCTGATGGATCAACCATACTAATTGTATCTGATGAAAACACTAGCAATTGATACTTTTTAGCTAATTCAGTATATGATTTTGCTTCTTCATCGTATTGATGTACTAAGTTTTCAAATACATTTATAGGTTCAGTACCACCATCAGCAACATATGCTTCATATGCTTTACTATAGTCGTTTGATAAACCCCATCTAAACCAACTACCCCCTTCCATTGCTACTTCATCTCCAACATGAGTGAATGTAATTTCATCATTGTAACGATTACTATAAACGGCTACATTATTTTTTTCTTGGTCTGCCACGGCGTTTAATATTTAAATTGTTATCTAATTCATATTTTTTAGCTGCTTTTTGTCCTTTAGCAGTTGTGCTATATAAAAATTCACCTTCAGGAGATATGCTTACTTGAAGTAAATCTTTATCAACCATACTATCAACTAATTCCTGAGTGAATTGAATACCTGCTTTATCATATTCAGCATATGATTCTTCATCTGTTAATCTAAAATCATCACGTTTACCTATAAGGTAATCATGATATGCTTTTAAACAAGCATTGTATAAATTATCAGCCCAATATTTAACTAAGTTTTCAGGTAGTGGTTCTTCCCCATTCTCTGGCTCTGTAGTTAAAATAATATCTCTGATTGTTGAGGCATAATGCTCAGCATCTCTAAATTCATGCTCCATAGTCGCTAAATTTTAATCCCCACATCAACGCACACATTTCTGCTTCGCGTGATGCTATTTTAGGAAAGTATTTACATTCTTTTTTAAAATAATCTTTCATCCATTCCTTCCATTCATCGTTTTGTGCTACAGTCATTGTCCATTCCTGATACCAAGCATCCTTTCTACCTACAACATCATCATAAGTAACATTATGGCCTGCTATTTCGAACATTTTATTTATTATTGTTCTTACTATTTCCTCGCTTGTTGGTCTCTTTTTTCTTGGTTTTCTTGGTTGTGTCATGTGCTAATCCTCCTACTATTTGATATGCTTGAACTAATGTTACTATTGCTTTTATAATTAATCGTTTTACTTCTTTATTTTCATTAGCAATGGGATGTTCTACTAAATGCGATTCCAACACACACATCTGAACGTGTAAACGATCCATTATCTCAAGATAATGCCCATCATTAATTTCTACTTTATCACTTGTTTCTTTCATTTTCCTTTTGTTTCTTTTTTAACCTAATCCACTCAAGTTGATCTGCAAGCGTCACCATTTCACTAAATTGTTTTTCTAATAGAGAGACTTGTTTTGTTTTTTTCTTATTACGATTCAACTTATCGGCTTTATTTAACCACCTATCTTGTTCGTCCTGAAAATTAACGTGTCTTCCCATTTTGTTTTTATTTTTTTAGTTTATGTATTCCATCATTAATTGATCATCATAGCATAATCGTTTCAATGTATGAAACTTAGCTTCATCATCCAAAGGTTTTGCGTTTTCAAAGAACTTACTAAACATTGGAACGCCACCAAATGCTAGTCCTGTAAATACCTCTAAGTTTGAATTCATTACTATGAATTCTTGTTTTTTAATATGTTTATCTTTTAATCCTAACAAACTCATATTATGAATTTACGACAGGTCTATATGCTAACCAAGTTGCTATAATATACTTGTCATGTGAAATAGGAGTTTCCCCTCTATGAACAAATGGAAATGCGCTTGGGAAAATTAATAAACTTCCCTTACGTGGTTTTACTTTTGTTCCTGTATATAGAAACGATGTTTCACCACCTATCTCAACATCATTTAAATAAACAATCATTGAAAATGGTCTAATACAACTATCAGGACCATCTACTTCAACGTGCCAAGCATTGTAATGACCTCTTCCTTTATCATATTTTTGTATTTGGCATACTTCATAATATGTTTCGTTAAATAAAATCCTCATTTCGGGATTAAATTTATCTAACATAGGCATTGAAGCCAAATAGTGATTAGATAAGTGGTCGTTAATAATACTGTAAAAATTATCCCAATTTGCTTCAGAACGAGGTATTAAATCAATTTCTGATGTTTGTTTTATATCATGATTAACTCCTGCTCCGCTTTGTCCTATAAACACCCTATTGTTTTGGGCTTCAGTTTCAAACAGATTAACTAACGTGTCACAGAAATTATCTGTGAACACGTTATGTCTGTAGTAAATAAATCTATCTAGATTCATTAGGCAACAATTACTTCTTTAATAATTGTTTTACTTGCTGGAACCCAAGCATTAACTGCTTTATCAAGCATTTCATATGCTTTAGTTTCATCGTCTTTAACTAAATCAACAATTTGAGATGAAGTATAACCAGTTTCATCTTGTTGTTCTAACTTAATCAGGTACCAAACATCAACTTGACCATGTTTGTACTCTACTTGCTTTTCTACTACGAATTTTTTAGACATAACTTATTAATTTAGGTGAATATAATTTAAATCTTGTTCAGGCATTAACGTTATAAAGATAACATCTTTTCTTTCGGGAACCGCAAATGTTAATGGTTCATCTTCATCTGTTACTCCGTTATTTAATTCTTCAAGGATCAATTCAAGGGTTTCTTCATCAACCCAAGGATTACCATCCACATCAATGACGTGTCCAACAAAATACTGATCGTCATAACATTCAAAATCATCTTTAGTAAATCTCATATCTTTAATTTTTATTTTCTATAAAACATACTATCAAACAATCGGTACATATACTTGTTACCACAATCATCATCATAGTCATTATCTTCTTCTACTACAATACTTGTACCAATAATTTCTTGTAGTGCACCTATAGCAACTTGGTCCCAGTAACCAAACCTGAGGTATATACCATTATCACCTCCTAACACTTGTGAGATATCAAACTCACCAAATTCACTCTCAATTTTCTTTAATGTTTCAATACTTAATCTCATAACCTTTATTTTAATTATTTTACAATTTCAATCAATGGCATAGCAACATTGTAACGCGCTCCATTAACATCTGTAACTACAGCTTTTTTACGCTTAACATCTACAACTGTAAAGATACGACCAATTGTTTTCTTGTGATTGATTTTTACTTTAGTACCTATGCGCAACTCATATTTTACATCTAGCGCCCTATCTTCAATTTCTGCTTGAATTAAATCTCTCATTGATCTTAACTCAGCCATGTCTAATTTTCTTAATTGTGTTTTTGTAATCATAACCTTTAATTTTTATTTTGATTTATATAAATCTACGAACAATACTTTGGGTAACCAAACTTGCTTTTAGGCGTTATAAACAAACGCCTTACAAGCCCAAGTTTTAGTATTAAGTTGTTTCCACATATTCCAGTCAACCATCTTAGTAAATGCTTGATGCATATCTCCTACAGTTAATACTTCCAAAATACCTTTATCAATATTAACCCATTTACCACCTTTAAAAGACATTACGTGGAACCAATGGTTACCAATTTTTACTTCAACACCAGCGCAATGCTTACCTAAGTTATGTACTAATGCTTCAACTGTACAATTCGCATCAACAATAATCTGAAAACCAGCTCTACATTTCGTAATGTAGCGGAAATCATACTTTTTAGTTGTTGATTTTAAGTGGTTACTAACACTTACATCTTTACCATTAATCCTGATGTTACCATAAAACACATCACCACCACAAATACTTTTCTTGTCATTTACTGTAATCATACTTTTCATATTCATAATTTTTAATTTCCGTAAATCTACGACGCGCCCTTCAGGTAACCACATAATTGTGCAGAAATCTTGTAAAATATGCGAAAAAACATATAGCCCGTTGAAAATCAACGAGCTATACATTAAAAGTGCGCATATATATAGAGCGTTAATAATCAACGCGCTATAGAGCGCGCGAAATTAACGCGTTATAGTACATTAGTAACTAACGCGCTATATTATTCGGTTTCTTCCGATATTATTGTGCCGTATTGTTGCGCCGCTTTAGGATTACGTTCCATAAAAATTTCGTATGCAACTTGATAACGACCTAATTCTACTTGACACGGAAAATTTTCTGCGTGTAATGAATCAACTAAATTCTGAAGTGAATCAATGTTATGTCCTTTAGCAATGTCACCTCCAGTATATACTTCAATTTTGGGTTCTTGTCTCAATTTAGCTAATTGTCTTTGTTGAAAATAACAAACTATAAGTAAAGATAAGGCAGCCCCGTTTATTAAATATTTTTGATTAGATATAAGCCATTTAATCATCTTGATATTATTTTAAATTTAAAAGTACACTTCCATTTGAACCTAGTACTGTACTTGGTACTTCACCTTTCCATTTTTGTACTTTCAAATATTCAATATAAAGTGGAGTTAAGAATTGTTGTTCTTTTTTAACTGCTTCTGCTCTACCTGAAGCGGCAATTACAGCCTGAGCACTATCACCTTTAGCACGAGCAATTTTTTCAAATGCTTCTGCTTCAGCTACTGCTTTACGTTGCATCGCAGCTTGTGCTTCCTGAACTGCTTTAGTTTTTTCTTCAATTGCTTTAGTAATAGCAGGTGGTGGAGCAATATTAGTTCTTAACTGACTAACTGTAAACCATTTGCCTACTCTCTTATTACATTCAGCAATGATACTTGCTTCAAATTCAGCTCTGTGATTGAAAATACTATCTACAGTGAATAAGTTTGCTACGTCATTAACTGATGATACAATAGCATTTCGTAACCAACCTTGTTCTACTGATTTAATATCAACACGTAGATTTTGGAACATCTGATCTACAGCGGTTGGGTTAAGTGAATAGTTAAAACTAGGTTTGATTGTTACTTGGAAACCACCCTTAGTAATAATAGTGTTTTCTTCATAATCAATGTGTTGTTGGTAAACTGGAAACTCATAGTATTGCTGAGAGAATGTGTTGTAGAGAACCCAACCACGTTTATATTCTACCTTAGCCATACCTCTGCTATCACCAACGTTGTCTACTAAGATAGCTACTTTACCTGAATCAACTCTTTCTACTCCATAAGGAATAAATGCTCCAATAATAAGGGCAATCAATAAAGTTAATACTAATTTAACAATACCGAATGTCTTAAGGCGAACATCACCATACTTATCAGGTTCACTGGCGTAAGTATCTTTTTTAAATACACCGAATACTACTCCCAACACTAAAGCGGAAATAATAAATGTAATAATTCCAATCATAATTGTTTGTTTTATTGTTTTAAATTAAAAAATATCATTATGGTCTTTTTCATCCCAACTAAGGAAATCATCTCCCTTATAATCAGGATGGTTTTTTTTCATATTATCAATTCCCCTTACCCAAAGGATAGCTATAGGGATTACTATAATCAATGTAATAATTAGTCCCACCATCTTCTAATGTTTTGTTCTAGTATTTTGAATAACAATTTATGTGCTCGTTCTTCGTTTGTCTTGGCTATGTTAAATGCTGTTTTATGTTTATCATCACACTTCACTTGTTTATAAATGCGAGAATATTTTTTAAAGTAATCTTCATAATTATCTGAAATATGTTCTATTTCCATTTCATATGAACCTGGATGGCTTATACTATCTATAAATTTAAGTTCTGATTTGTGGTAATCAAAGTATTCATGTCCATACCATTCATCTTGTACCTTTTCAATTAAACGAACGCATAACATCATCACTTCAGCATCACGTTTAGCAGACATATGTCTGTCATGATAACCAATATATTCAGCTTGGTTCTTTAATTTAAATTTAAGTATTTCGTAAATGAAAGAATGATCCCAATCTTGGTCCTTCCATATAATAGGAAACCAGCGAATTAGATTTTTAATACGTTTAAAGAATTGCTTTATCTTATACATTGAAATAAATCTACAACCTTATTTTCACCCAACCAAAAAAAGGGTCCTGCTTATGCAGGACCCATGGCAGAGTAAAATGCAACTAATTAAGCTGCTTCAAAACCTAGAAAAACGGTGTTTTTCAAACGACGTCTTGTAAGGTTATACATTGCATTAGCAATGATTTGGTTAACACGACGCTCACCAGCTAGAACGTAATAAATCATACGCTCACTGTAACCAGTCGTTTCAGCAATTCTTGCTACGTCACCATTGCGCTGACGATTTTTGAAGAATGACAATTTTGCAGTGCGATTAAGGTAATTCGCGCGAACCTTTGTTTGATAACTCATAACTAATTTTTTGTTATTTAATTTTTTAACAAGAGTAAATCTACGCTAGCATTTTTAGGTAACCAAATTTTTCTCAAAATACTTTGAAAAAAGTCTATAATCTTTTTCATATACCGCCCTGACACGTTGAATTTGGTCATGTGTAAGTGTTTCTTCCACTGATTTTTTTAAATCGGGTGGTGTTGAATTTATTTTAGGTAAGGGAAGTGCTTTCCAATTGCCCCATGTAAAATATTTTTCAGTTAGTTCAGGCCATTGTTTTATTAATTCATCTAAACTAAAAATATTCATCCATTCAGGAATAAGTCCATCTACATCAACACAATATATCCATTGAGGATGTAGTACATAATCTATTTGACTTACTTGACACCAATACGTTCCATAATCAGAATCAGCATTTGGTTGAATTTGTTTTTCTAACAACTGAATAGTTGTTTCTATATCGCTTAAAAATTGATGTGTGCCTGGTCTTTTTTCTTCTGGATTCCAAGCTTGGCGCTCAAATACTCCTGTATTCCATTGTAAAAACCACCATGCTGAAACAAAACGTTCTACTGGATCCCTAACAGTGGCAAAACAAAAGTATTTAGATACATTTTCTCTTCCATCTGCTAATACTTGAAATAAAGGATAATGTTCATGTATTCTATTTTGTTCACCATTTGGATAAACAAAAGCTAATGCCTCATGAATTGATTCAGAGGCATTTTTGGGGATTGCGATTGCAATTACATAACAGTGTTTGAATCTCATTTATCTTTTTTTAAACCGTATTTAATATAACGGTACCAAATACGTTCATGTACATAATACTGGAGTGGCTTATAAACTAATTCAGCAATACCAAATGCTGCTCCTACTTTAACTGAACCACTTACGGCCCACATTATTCCAAAACCAATTAATGTACTAACTACTCTATAACTAATAGTTTTGGCTATATGTCGTTTTTTTTCTACATGCATATTATAACTTACCTTCTAATCTCATTTGTTCTCTAATTTTGGTAGCTGAGATTTCTTTTACTTCAGTAGGTGGTTCATGTTCAATAATGTCATAACCCACTCCACGTCCAAAATTAACTGATTCAATATCAGGAATAACTAATACTTTAACTCGTTCTTTGCCTACTAATTCCCATAATTCTTTCTTAATATTTGCTTCTACTTCTTGAGCAGTAAACGGGTTCTTTTCATCCGGTTTGATATCACGGATACAAATTAATACGTTTTTATCTTCGTTTAGTCTTTGATCTATTAGCCAACGATGACCTGCATGCCATGGTTGCCAACGACCAATAAACATTGAATACTGCTTACCTTCTATCTTAAGCTTTGGATCTGCTGTAGCGTGGAAAATTGCCATAACTTGTTAATTGGTTTACTAATTTATAAAAACAATCAGTTAATGATTCAGTAGTATCCACATCAATGTAATTAGAAACAGGAGGTTCGTAATCAGATACAAAGTAACTTTCACGTCCTCGTTCCACACTAGTGTGAACATATACTTCAACCAGGTTGTTTTGCATTTCAACTTTAAATTCATCTCTAACATCTTTATACGGAGCTACAAGAGCAACTATCACGTAATAACCCTGATAGTGGAGGAATTTAGCTATAGTTTGAGCACGCTTAATATTTTCAATTCTACCTTCCTTTCCGTAATTAACATTTTTGAAAATATCTCTTAATTGGTCACCATCTATAATTATGGTTTTTTCACCATGAGTTTTTAGGTAATCATATAATTCTTTACCTAATGTTGTTTTACCATGTCCTGGTTGTCCTGTGAACCAATATATCATAAACTTAATTATTTAAGTCGTTTACAATTAAATCTTTTACTTACCTCTTTAAGATAAGAAATATCTACTTTTTTATAATTGGTACCTCCATCTTCCATCCATTTCATACATTGCTTAATGTAACGAATGTGATTATCCATTTGGTCTAATACTTGGCGGGGGCGATTACTCTGAATATTGAACTTATATTCTTCCAACAAACATGGTTGGAGAGATTCTAATAAATCTGTTATTTCTTTCTTACGTAATTCTTTTATGTCTAAATCCTTCCCAAAAACAGCATCTAAATAAGATACATCAAAGTTTTTCCCCTTCAGCTTGTCTGACTTGTCAAGCTTATCAAAGATTTTCTTTGTTATATCGTTTATGTGGTTCAATACCCCAACTCATTTATTTTTTCTTTTGTGAAGAATTAGCTTTTTTAGTAGCCGTTTTCTTAGCAGGTGCTTTTTTAGCTGCTTTTTTCTTAGGTTTTTCTACAATAGCAGGAGAAGGAGCAGCTGTTTCATAACCAACTACTGATTCTTCATCTTTAATGTCATGATAAGGACATTTAGCTTCATCAGCATAAATACCTCTTTTTTCTGCTTTAGCTTTTTGAACACCATTAACTATAACAAAGATACCAGCAGCAAGAGCAATAACGAATAAAATTGTAAGTAACATAAATGTTTAATTTTTGTGGTAATAAATATGTATATAACTATGTTTTCTTATAAGATCTTAAATCAATTAAACGCTGCATAGCAGGACTAAAAAACTTTGGACCATATGCTTCTTTTATTTCACGAATATCTTCAAATTCATCAACACGACTTCGTCTTGTAAGTCGTTTTGGTTTTGGTTTAGGCTTTAATTCAACATAGCCATAAGCGCTTCTTCTCATGGCCTGAAGATACTAACACTAATTTAAAGTACCAAATCTTTTATATAGAAAAAATCTCCAATTTTTAATTACTGCTTGGACAGTAAATAGTTTAGGTGGTAAAGTATTATTTTCAATCAACTTAACTACAACTTCTTTCATATATGAATTAGGGTTAATATGAAGAAATTTATCCTGAGTATCAGGAACCCATCTATCTACCATTTGATATATTACTTCTTCTATTTCGGGTGTGATTGTCATATACAAATAAATATGCCCAGTGTAGAAACACCAGGCATTTAAAAATTAAAGGTATGAACAATCTTTATTTGTTGTCTTGAAACAACTCATTGGGTGAGAAACAATCGTAGTAACAAACCCATTTATATTTTCTTTCTAACTTACTTGCTTCACGTTCCATTGGGTGTGATTTGTAAGTATATATTTTATCTAATTTTTGATATTGCTTTTTAATACTATGATATCTATAATGAACAAATTCATGAATAATAGTTGATATAAAACCTAAAATTGTTCTGTGGTATTTTTTACAAACATGTATTTCATTTTTCCAAGGATCATACAATCCAGCATATTGAGCTTTTTCATGAAACACTAATTTAGGGTAAGGACCATTTATTGGACTAACTCCAAATGTTTTTTTACACCACTCAAATATTTTTAGTGCGTTTTTTCTTGTTATATCCTGTTTTCCCATCTTCATAACTCAACTCATTTATGATATTTTTAATTTTAATACATTCCTCATATAACTCTTGTTCAGCATATATTTCTAAACAAGTATTTAGTGCTAAGGGCCATTGCTCACGACTCAATGAGAATCCGTATATATCATCACTTCCCTTTTGCTTAAAATTAAACGCTGTAACCTGTTTTACCTTACGATTATAACCTTTGGCTATTGCCTCATAAATAGCTGATGCTACTTCAAAATCTTTACCTTCGACTCGCTCACGAAATTCACTAAAACTATGACCTTCAAATATCTTCATATCCATAGTTTGGTATAAATATTACTCAAAAGGATTTACGTGTATCAAACTTTTGTATATACGTTGTTTCTTTTGCCAATTATTTTTTAACGCTTGCTTCAATTTTTCATCACTAATATCTTTTTTAAGCAAGTTGTTATTGTAATCAGTTTGTGCTTGAAGTTCAGCCTTTTTAGCTTCAACGTGTTTACAAGTGCGTTTACCACCTGACCAACCAAAAGCATGGCATTGACAAGACCATTGTTTGCCTTTTAGTTCAACAAGATATTTTTTACCCTTACTACCATCTACTTCCCATTCTAAATGACGTTCAAAAGCAGGATTAGGTGTTTGCCTATCAAATTTTTTAAACCATTTAACATCTGAATACTTAGTGTCTTTAGGTACTTCTCTCCATTGTCCATCACATATCAGATATCTTTTATCTGGTTCTACTACTGAATCGAACAAAACGGGTACTTGGAAGCTGTGTGCAATTATCATAACCTTTAGTTTTAATTTATATGAAGATATGAAAGTGGGGTTGGATAACCAACCCCTTCTTTCAATTTATGTTGAATTAAGCCGCTACGAACTGCTCAGCTATTTCCCACAATTGACCATTCAGGGCCATATCTTGTTGGAAATTCTTGATTGGTCTTGCTTTACGCAATCTACCATCAGCATTAACATATGTAAATGAACCTTGTACAAGTTTTTCTTGAACGCGGTTAAATACTTTCCATAACGTATTACCATCATCTTCGTTACGCTCAATAGCAAGTAACGCTTCAAGTTCAATACCTGTAACTTGAGCACCACCGAAACGAGCATCAATTGCTTGTTGAGCAAATGCTTTCATTTCGTTTTCACTCATTACTTTAGTAATGAACAAATTCATACGAGCAACAATGGCAGGCAAACCATCAACAAACTCTTTAATGTTAGTTTGTAATTCATTAAATGAATATCCCATATGACGAATGTTAAACGAACCAAAGTCATGAGATTTGATTACTAAACCATTAGAACATACTAAACGGAAAATACCAGCTTCAAACTTAAACGATGATTTACCATCGTGGCTATTTGTAAGCAATATTTGAGGATACATTAATCCATCATCACCATTAATTTCGATACTTGGATTAAAAAACTTGATAAGGTGTTTTTGGTAACCAGCATTTTTACGGCTACGCACGGAGGTCGCTTGACCCACTTTCCAACCTAACTTATCCATATCATCAATGATATTGGACGTAGGGATAAACGTGTAATTTTCTGATACTGCGTTTGACGCTTTGGTCTGAAACGCTACTGGACAGTAATGTTTAATTTCATCACGTGTCATTCCTTGAAGATTCATCTTCGCTGTTTGATTTCTGTTGTTCATAACATTTAATTTTTAATTATTAATTTTTTAACAGGCGTAAAACTACGACAGCACTCTGAGGTAGCCAAGCTTCCCTCGAGCGCTTTCTAAGACTTTTATAGAGCGTTAGTAATTAACGCGCTATACATTATAAAATAGGTAAATCTTTTATATTCTGTTGTGCATAACCAAATCTCCTATAATCCTCAGCGTACAATTGTTCTATTAACCAACGATGTTCTTCAATTACTGGTAGAAATTGATTTTCTAATTCTTTTACTTGTTTGTTAAAATCAGGAAGAAAATCTTGATATGTAGGATATGCTTTAATAAACTTTTCGTTTGCTTTAGGTTGTGGACCAAATTCTATAGATTCCATAGGCATTCCAGGAGCTATAGTATTAAAGGCTGAAGGATTTAAGCAAGAGAATACTTGGGTTGATAAAGGATTAACATTAGGTAATTCATATTTTTCAACATCTATTCCTGAAAAACGAGATATTTCTGATTTTAAGTTAGAAAAATCATTATTTAAATTTTCAAAAGATAAAAGCAAAATATTAACTGGATTTGGAATTACTAAATTAGTAAAATAATATTGAGGCCATAAATGTAAAGGAACAGTACAAGCATTATTTAGTTCAAATCCCCCCTTAGCATGTATTATTCTTAATTTGTTAAAAATTAATGATGATTGTTTTTTATAAAGAAAATCTAAAACATCATTATCCCCATCACGAAGTGTTATCCAAGTATCAGGAAAATGAAATTTATTTGTTAATACATTTCCATGATCCATTGAATTTCCTTTTAAATCATAGTATATATTAACCATAAATTCCATAAACGCTGATTTAAAGCGAGTAAAAGGATCTCTAACAATTGAAAATATAAAGTAGTCATTAATATAATGTATATTATTATATCGTGAAGATAGAGGTTCATGTCTATTTGCTGGAACTGTAATTCCTTTTTCATTTAATTTAGAAATAGGAGTAACATACTCGGGGCAAAATTTATTTAACCATAAAGGACTAGAAGCTCCTGTAATTGTAAAATTTTTCCCGAGACTTTCAAACAAAAATTGTTTAATAGAACTAGAACCCGTTTTAGGTATATCTACAAACATTATTTTAAGCTGTGGTAATATCATACTATAAGTAATTTATAAATTCTTCTCCGTTTGTTTTTTCATCATCCATTAATCCTAGTTGTTTGAGATGTTCTTTAGTATATTCATCTAACTCCCAATCAACCTGAGCTGTTTTGGGTTGATCAACATAGTCTTCAATTGATAATATTTGTTTATTGCTATAAACATCTCCAATAAATAGAAAATAACAATTATAACAAAGTAATTCTAAGTTTTCTAATTTCCAATTTTTCTTATTCCCATCTTTATAATTCAATAATAATGGTACTCTATAATCAGTTACACGTTGCTCGTTAAATTCACATTTACAACATGCTTCGGGTAGTATAGCTTCTTGTATTAATCGACTCTTAAGTTTATTTACACTATAAGATTCAATGTACAACTCACCTGATAGTATTTTTTCCAATGCTGGTTCTTTACCCTTATTGGACATAAATTTATTAATACCTCTACCTGCTTGGTTTTTATGTAATTCAAATAACGACTTACCACTTGCTTCATCAACTAATATTTTAGCAAACTTTTTATAGTGTTGATATGAGCAATTTAAATAACGAGCCGCTGAGCGATTACTTTTTGTAACGCGCATTGCTCGTAATATATCTTCTTTGCTGAGTGGTTTAGGTAACATTAATCAAACAACAATGGGTTTATTTTACAAAGTAAGTTAAATAAATCTTCTGCTGTTTCCAATTTAACTTCATTTTGGTTCTCATCTAATAGATAATTAATAGTACCATCTGGATTGATTCTATCATATAGATAAAATGATACTAATTCAAATCCATTTTTACCTAAATAAAGCAATAATAATGAATCTATAATTTGATAAAAATCCTCGTTGTAATTATCTAATTGTAATTTAAAATCAGCAGCTAATAATACCTCACGTGTAATTACTGCTTCACATAAAGTAACTATCTGTAGAAACATTTCACGTTTTCTATCAGCTGTATTTTTCTTTTTGCGTTTTAAAGAAGTTGAGGTGTTGAGCAACGCATCAAACGCTCGCTTTAATTCTTCGTTTCTGTCTGGTTGACTCATATAACTTATTTTGTAACTCTTTTACTTCAATACATTTTTCAAAATCATCTTTATCAGCATAGTAATCTATTACTGATTGTAGGGCAGGACCCCAATTAGATTTTTCAATAGTGATTAAAGTGCCAGATGTATTAATTTCGCAAATGTGAGCTTCTGCTTTTTTATTATCTATAGCACTTTTAATACTATTATATGTTTCAATAAATACAGATTCCTGAAATTGAAGTGATTCAACTAAGTCGGTTGATGATATTTGACTCATATCAACCATCATTTTAGGTACTGATCTATTTTGTTTTTTTGTTATCATGCTTTTAATACAAATTCTTGTAGGAATGCTACAAATGAATCTAGAGGTATCATAAATGCAGCTGCATTTTTTTCAGGAGCATCTTCATCTCTATCTAACTCAAGTTTGTATTTAACAAATTTAGGAGTTAATTTAACTGCTAAATCATTTGAAATTTTATCTAACTCCTCAGGAGTAATAAACTCTCTAGGTTTACCATTTTCTAATGGGAAAAATTTAATTTTGATACCTTTCTTAGTTTCATTTCTATTAACATCAAAAGTTACCTTAAATTGTTGATCACCTAATTTAGCGTTGTATTGAAGATCTTCTTGAATAGGGTCATACATAGCTTCATCATTAGCATCTGTTTCATCCTCATTTACAAAAAATTCTTTTAAACTATATTTTCCCATTGATATTATTATTTGTAATAAATATTTAAGATACTTGAGAATCGCCTTTCCATACGCGGTATGAATCGCTATCGAAATGTTCAGTTGATACTTCAAATACTATACCATCAGTAAGTGCTTCTAATTGATGTGGTTGGCCAGGTAATTGTCTTACACTATCACCTTCACGTAAATGTTTTTCAACTACTTCAGCGGTTTCGGTGTTAATATATCTGTATATAAATTCACCTTCTTTAACATACCACGTTTCATCTTTAATCATATGGTAATGCATACTGAATTTAGCCCCTGCTTTAAAGCAAAGTAATTTACCGCAGTACAATTCATTATTTTCAAATACGATTTCGTGTCCCCATCCTTTGGGTACATTACATTCTTTACATTCTTTAGCATTAAATACTAGTGGTTGCTTCATAATTCATTATTTTTGTTGTACTAAATTTTTCTATACGGGGGATGAATACTATATTTCTAAGATATTCACTTCCTACTATTGGTTTATTTTTATAATCGCTTCCAATAACATAAATGTCTGGGTCAATTGCTCTGATTAATGTTATTAATTCATTATCTGAACCAAAAGCAAATACATTGTCAACCCATTTGATTGATTCAAGCATTTCTTTACGCTCCATTATGTTATGAAATGGTCTGTGTTCACCTTTCTTTTCTTTAATACGCTCATCGGTATCAATAGCAACATATAATTTATTACCTAATTCAGCAGCTGCTTCTAGTAATCTAAAATGCCCATAATGTAGAACATCAAATGTTCCATTAACAAATACTCTAGTAGATTTCATATTCAATTTCAGTTGCACCTAAACCCCAATATTCGGTGTTATCAGTTTCGTTAAAAAATTCTACATACTTCCAAGCATCATTATATGCTTTGGTTTCACCCTTAAATGCACCTTTATTTTCAGGATCAGCAACACGTGTTCCATCTTCCTTAGTAAAATATGCTCCGTGTTCCATATGAAATAAAGCAGGTTCATAAGCAGTAGCTAATGTAAAGTTATTTATTGATGCTTTCTTTTGAACATTAGTATCACAAAAACATTGATATAACATTGATTCTTCGAATCCTCTAATCCAATGCCATACTTTAGAATGTGCTATTTGAAAGTCACCACAGCAATTAATCATTGAATAAACGTCGTTAGGTGTTACTTGAGCTGGGAAATGACGTTCTGGAATTGTATTACATAATTCTTCTCTTAATTCACGCCAATTATCTTTACCATACTTATAAACTAAATCTTTAGGTGCTTCACGTCTTGAAACAGTAACAAATGATTCACTACCCATTGATTGAATTAATCTATCTAAATCTTCTCGTTTAGGAGCAATTATATCAATATTAGTTGACACTATAAAATCAGTTGATAAACGTCTGATACCAATATTTCTACTTATTGCTTCGTTACATTGTTGTGCTCTAGGGTCTCCTTGAGTTAAAATATTAGCAATATGAGGTTGGATTATAATGTGTTTTAATTTACCTGTTTTAGGTAATTCATCTTTTATTTCCCATAAAAATGAACCTGATGGTGAGTTCCAATCGATGTAAAATACTTCGTCAAATGTATCTATCATTGAACGAAAGTGAATTATACCACGTTCAAAATCTTTATAACCATCATTTCTATTTACTACTACTGCTCCTACTGACATAATATTCAATTGTTTTTCTTAATCCTTCCTCTAAAGAGGTAAACTGAAAATCTGTTAAATGGGTGTTAATCATTTT